ATATATGCTAAACAGGTGGTTTTCCACGTTAAATCCTAGTGAATATCCCAGTGGTTTTTGGCCGTCAAATTATCCCGATGCTTATGATTATGATACGAATAAGCCTGTTATTTGGATAGAGCAAAAGGCTGTCGACAATAATGTTTTCTTTGTAGGATTAACAGAAGATTCTAGTAGTTTAGCAGGGCTTGACAACCAAATATATATTGGGCTTGACTTTGTGGGGCTTGACGGATCTATAACAGCGAATCTTTTTAGCTTCATTATTCATTATCCTGAGTCGTTAATCGGTATGGTGGCAAATAATCAAAGTTATATTGATGTTTTGGTCAACAACTTACCAACAGCTACTAATAATTTCTACCAAATAGAGGCATTAATCAACAAACATAAACACGTGGCAATGGATCACGGGTATAAATCATACTGATATGAAAAATGTATTAAGCAACGGGATAACCTCCAGCTCGCAACAGCCCTATACGTATACTACTCATGAGTGGTATAATGCAATGTCTAAGGATGTTGCAGAGGCGTTTGTCAAGTCTTTGATTCCATCAAGCGCATATACTGGAAAATTGGTCATTCTGAGCGGATGCGCATTGACAGGCTCAAATTTTGGGGCAAGAACCGTAGCGGACGGTTGGGTGTGGTATAATGGTGAAATATTTCGTGTAAATGCAGGAAGTTTTACTACCACAGTATCACAAATTGGCATTTGGTCAATAAATACAGTATCATCAAACCTTATATTCAGTGACGGAGCAAGCAAGCCTGTTCATCAAGAAAGAACCTTTGTGATTACAAATGGAGCTAGTGGAAGTGGGTTGTTTGATGAAGGAAGCTCAAACGTTATAGCACAATCAGGGAATAGCATTGGACAATTGCAAACAGGGGTATCGACACTATCTGCCAAGATTTATTTATCTCAATTATCAATAGGTCTAACCTCTAGCTATGTAAGAAACACAGGATCTACAGGGGCAATTTTGGCTGGAGGAAGATCAGATTTTTATGTGTATGGGGTTGGAAAATCAATAACTGTGAATTATATTTTTGATATTACACTGGATGGTAACCTTAAGGCAGGGGATTTTGTCGAGTTCGCTATGTCGTCTGTTATGGGTTTTGTATGGCCAGGAGAAGGGACTAACCGTTATAGGGGCTGCGGTGATAACACATTGATGCCAGGCAACATGTATGCACAAGTGATAGGAAATATATTATATATAGGAATAAATAGAGACCAAACGGTTAGCTCTCTAGCTGGTACGGTTGTTGCGACTGTAAATTATCTGATTGCATAATTCTTTGTGGTATGAATATACCCGTCTGTATGTAAAGATTTTTTTATCATAACCCCTTCGTAATAGTTGGGGTTATTTATTTCACGACCGTTCAAATCAAAGTATTTTGTATTTTCTTTAGTTTCAGAGTTCAAATATTCGTCTTCAATACCAGTTATTAACGCACTCGAAAATACAAATCTTATTCCGCCTACTACGTTCCCGTCTTCTACTTTAATATTACATGCATAAGCAAAATCCATTTTATCTTTTGCGCCGATGCCAGTCCCTCCCATCCTAGGCTTAATCACCAATTTTTGAACGTAATATGGATATAACGCACTTTGGCATCCTTGCCAGTTGTCATAACACAGTTGCACATTTTTGGTGGTCAATTTGCTATCTATCTTGATAGTGATTACAATCGAGTCGTTTAGCCCAACGTAATAAGTAGGACACCATCCAACACAATCATTGATAGTAACCAATCGTGAATATTGCCCAAAAGAAGCAATCGAAGAAAGTAAAAGCGATGCAAATAGTATCTTTTTCATTTTGTTGTTTTTAAATCGTTTTCAATTAAATCAGTAATGTAATTAGAAAGGGTTCTGTTTTGTGACTTTGCTTTTTTAATTGTCTTTTCTTTAAAGTCTAGTTCGACTCTAAATTTTATAACCTCGTTTTTCATGTTTCCACAATGTGTTCACAAATATACGATTAATTTTAAGATTGGTTACGATTAGGCAAAAAAAATAATCCAACACTAAAAGCATTGGATTATAAGTAACCTAAACCATAATCTAACTAAACAACAAAAACTAATAATCAGCTTTCGCCCTATTTTTTAAATGCTCTAATCTTTCGGACGGCAAGCTAGCATAATGTTCGCTAACAATTTTATTGAGGATTTGTGATCGTGGCATGTTGTGGTCTTCTGCATCAGCCACGATAAGCCTTTTGAGGTAGTTGCTCGGGTACATCTCAACCCTCCTGTCTAATGTGTCATTTTTAGCCATTGCCAATCGTTTCTCAAAGATATAAATGTTACGGTAAAGATTATAACAAGTTACGGTAACATATACGGTGCATTTGGGCTATTGTCCAATCTTTAGAGTATGGAATTCATTTACACAGTCGACCCAAGTTCTGAGACTCCGATAATGCTGATAAACAAGCATATCGGTTTTGACTCAGAATTAGGCGTGGGCGTAAATGGGGAGCAATTCATGTCAGAGATGCTGGCATTGGATGCGATGGGTAAAAGCCTTATAAAAGTTTGGATAAACTCGGTTGGCGGTTCGGTAATGGCAGGAAGCAATATTGTTTCGGCCATCCTAAACACTAAATGCAAGGTTGACACATACAATATGGGCGTTTGCGCAAGCATTGCAGCCGTCATATTCCAAGCTGGAAGAAAACGTATTATGTGCGATTATTCAAAGCTGATGTACCACAACACGTCAGGCTCTGACTCATCGGACGTAATCAAAAACATGAACGATTTAGTAGCTACGATAGTAGCTGTAAGGTCGGATACCCAAATAGAATCTATCAAGAAAATGATGGATCGGACTACTTGGATTTCGGCTTCGGAAGCGTTAGATAATAACCTTTGTGACGAAATAAAGTCTAGTTCGGAATCCAATCGTGGAAGGCTTTCAAAAGTGTCGAATGACGCTCAATCTATATGGAAAGAAGCAAATTTAATTCTCAATTCAGCAATAACAACCAATAAAACCCCTCATAAAATGAATGAGTTAGCTAAAGTAAACAACCGTCTTGGGTTGATAGAAACCTCAACTGAGGAGTTCGCCCTAAAAGCGATTGACAAGATCGAAAACAAGTTGACAGAAGCCGAAAACAAGGTGGTTGATTTGGAATCAGTAGTGAACAAGCTGAAAGGCGAGAACGCAGAACTGAAAGGTACTGTAGAGGCAGCCGAAAAAAAAGCAAATGCAGCTCGTGCAGAAGCGGAGGCTTCGCTTGCGTTAGAAACGGTTCAAAACTTCGTGAAACTGGGCAAAGTTGCCAATAAGCCTGAAACTATCCAGAACTGGGTAAGCATGGCGTCAAAGGTAGGTATTGACTCAGTAAAAGCGATGTTGGAAGATTTGCCTGTAAACAAAATAGGTGCGGACATTGACACTGCAAAACCACAAGTTGACGCATCCAAGTTTGACCCAAAAACAAACATGGCAGTATTGATGGGAGAGATTCGCAACAAACTTGAACTTAATTAATCATTAACAATTAAAGGTAGAAAACATGCCAGAAGCATTAGTAATAACAGACACCACCTACGCAGGAACAGCAGCCTCGATGTTCCTGACAAGAGCCGTTATCGGTTCTGACACTATCCAAAAAGGATGTGTCATGGTTGAGGACGGAATCAAGAAAAAGAAGACATTGCCTCGTATTGAGGTTTCACGTTTCATGCAGAAAAGAGCCGCAACGCCTACAAGTAAAGGAGTTGTAACTGTTGATGCAAAAGCGTTGACCCCTTTGGATGCGATGCTTTACTACGAATTCAACCCTCGTGATTTTGAATCTCATTGGCAAGCTGAACAACTTTCGCCTAAATTGTTAGGTCGTGAGTTGCCCGTAACGGTCGAGAACTTCATGATTATGCAGACTATGAAACGTCTTAACGAGTTCTTTGAACATGCTTGGTGGTCTTCTCGTTTGTCTTTCGACCCTGATTCAGGCACACAAACTCCTGCTGCTGTTGGAGACCCTGGTGCAGTGGACGAAGATGGTAATCCTGCTTACTACTACTGGGATGGTTTCATCAAGAAAGCACTAGATGACGCTACGACATTGGCGGTTGCTTCACCTGTTCCTTTGACAGGTGGTGTTTCTGGCAACATTGTGACACAGTTTAAGGCTGCATATGCTCTTATTCCTGCTGGATTGCTTTACAAGTACGGAGCAGGAGGTTTGAAAATCCTAGTTTCTTATCCTGACCAAAAGAAATATGAAGACTTCTTAACTGAATCGACATACAAAAACAACGATACCACCGAGAAGGGTATCAATCGTTGGAAAGGTTATGACATCGTACCTTTGGCTGGTATTCCTGAGAATACTTTCTTCTTCTGTATTGCAAAACCTGACATTGACTCAAATCTTTGGATTGGATTGAATTCGGTAGAAGACAATCAGCTTGAATTGCGCCCTGTACAGAACAACTCAGAATTGTTCTTCGTGAAAGGGCTTTTCAAATGTGACACGCAGACAGCGTTTGGAGATCAATTGGTAATTTACACGACAATCACTGCATAATAACCGCCCCTGTAAAAAGGGGCTTAAATTTTAAAGAAAAATGGCAAACGGAACTCCAAGATTCGGAACAAGGGCATCGGATGATAATACAGGTAGAGTCGCAGTATACAAGGCTTTAGAGCCAGCTTATGCAGCAACTTTAAGTATCAAGCCAAATGCGTCTAAAACGTATTTGAAACCAGCAACACTAACAGGTGCAATTACTGTTAACTGCGTTGTGACGTTTTGTGCAAAGTATGATGAGTTAGTTGTTATTCTTACATCGGATACGACATCTCGTACGGTAACATTCGGCACGAACTTTATCAGTGCTGGTACTATTGCCCCTGCAATCAGCAAGCAAGCAACAATCACATTTGTTTACGATGGAGTAAACTTCGTAGAGAAATGCAGAGCCGTACAAGCGTAATCGCAAGGTTATGAACGAACTTAAAAAAGCACTAATTGGTCTACCCCACATCCTTGTGGGTAGACGAAAACTCAAATTGGTATTTCCGCAAGCCCCTTAAAATTGAGGTTGTAGAAATGACAAGGGATGAAGTTCTAAATTATGGAGCTATAGCTCTTGAAAACAACCCTATTGAAACAGAACAAATAACAGAGTCGAAAGACACTAAAAAGAAGTAAGAAATGGGAGATGTTGTATTCATCGAATCGAATGGAGGTTTAGGCAGAAGTTTGCCTGGTCAAGACTACATCTCAGGATTGGTTTTCTATACTGGAACATTGCCTTCTGGATTTTCGTCAAATGACAGAATCAAGCAGATATTTTCAGTATCACAAGCCGAAAGCCTTGGTATCTTAGCTGATTATAGTGATGAAACATTAGCGAATGGAACGATAACGCTTACAAACGTAGGCGCATTGGCTGACACGGTTGTAATTAAAGTAGTTGAGCCAAACCAAACAGTTACGCTTGCATCTTACAGCCGTTCATCGACCGATACGACAGTTACTTTATTAGCTGCCAGTATTGTCGCTGCAATTAATTTATACACGTATTTGCATGGTTATTTTGCCACAAATACGGCTGGGGTAATTACATTGACAGCAAGAAAAGGACTGGGTATTTATCTGAATGCTGCCACCAAGTTGACCTTTACTAAAACTGGTGCTATTGTAGGAAGCGTTTCGGCGGACTTTAGTGGTGGTGTAGCTTCAAAACTTGCCGTTTACCACTATCATATTGCGGAATACTTCAGGATTCAGCCACAAGGAAATCTTTATTTAGGCTTCTTTGCCGTTCCAAGTCCTTACGTGTTTACTGAGATTCAGACGTTGCAAATATTCGCCAATGGAGACATTAGGGAGGCTGCCGTTTATAAAGACGGTGCTGCATTTTCAACGGCTGACATTCAGGCAATACAGGCAATCGACAATGTTTTGTTTACTAACAAAATGAAGATAGAGTCGATCCTTTATGCTGCTGATTTATCAGGCGTGACGGATTTGTCTACGCTAGCCACATTGGCTAGCCTGAACAGCAAAAACGTTTCGGCAATAATCGGGCAAGATGGATATGCGGCAAATGCAACACCTGTAATTAATGGGATATTTACCCAGACAAGTACGAGTGGGCTAGGCTATCAGTTATTTTGTGCTTATGGAAAGTCAATCACTAGCTTAGGTGCGAGTTTAGGGGCTGTTTCGTTGGCTGCCGTAAACGAAGATATTTCTTGGGTACAAAAATTCAACCTGTCAAACGGAACAGAAATGGCGACACCTGCATTTGCAAACGGTAATTTGTATAAAAACACATCTGCTGGCTTGCTTACACAGATTGACGTTTATCGTTACGTCTATTTACGTAAGTATATTGGAGACGCAGGAACATACCACCAAGATAGCCATACCGCAGTGTTGCAAAATTCTGATTATGCTTACATCGAAAACAACAGGACAATAGGCAAGGCTGAGAGGCTTCTTTATTTGGCTTTCTTGCCGTTCAA